GGCCACTTTGACTGCTGCTGAATTGACAAACGGCATCATCCAGTACACAGGAGCATCCGCTTCTTTGACATTGCCTACAGTGACTGATTTGGAGGCACTGGTTTCCAGCGCCAAAAATAACAGCGCTTTTGAAGTTAACTTTATCAACACAGGTGCAGGCACTCTCACTATTGCAGCGGGAACTGGTTGGACTTTGGTTGGTACGGCTACTTCTGCAACACTGACATCCGCTGCATGGCGCGCCCGTAAAACCGGTGACCTTGCATGGACTTTCTACCGCATGTGTTAAATCTGAATAGGGGCTTCGGCCCCTATTTTTCAAAGGATTAAAAAATGGGTAATACCAAATCAATTGGCGTTGCGTACAGCGATCAAGACATTGACGGCGGCACCATTGGTGCTGTTACTCCAGCAACCGTGGTTGGCACAACCGTGTATGCCACCACCGAAATTGGATATACATCAGCAGCACAAGGCGCGGTTACGCAATTAACAGACAAGTCCACAGGGGTAACTCTGAACAAGTCTGCTGGCCGTATCACAATGAATAACGCAGCATTGGCAGGCAGTACTGCTGTGTCGTTCATTTTGACTAATAGCTTGATCTCCATCAATGACACAATCATTGTGTGCGTTTCTAGTAATACTACTGGTAGCGCGGCTGGGGCTTACACCACTTACGTTTCGTATTTGGCTGCTGGTTCTGCTCTAATCACGTTGCGGAATTTGACTACTGCCACTTCATACTCTGAAGCTGTCATCATCAACTTTTGCGTCATCCACGGCGCAGCCTAACCAAACGGGGGTCAAAAGCCCCCGTTCTTAAACTATGCCTGTTATTTACATGTCTCATCCGGTTCACGGTGCCAAGGTTGCAACCATGGAAATGGAAGCTGTTTATGATGAAACAAATGGCTGGGTGCGATATACTTTAGACACGCCTGATGAGGCGGCTCCTGTCGTCAACGAACTGGAAGTTAAACGTCGTCGTAGCCGACCCGCAGAGGTGGTCGAACAAGGAGCTTAAACATGGCCACATACACTGCTGGCGATCAAATCAATAGAGCATTACGATTGCTTGGCGTGTTGGCTGAAGGTGAAACACCTTCCGCATCTGTTTCTCAAGATGCTTTGACCGCGCTCAATCAGATGATTGACTCATGGAACACTGAGCGCCTATCTATTTTCAACACTATTGACCAAGTGTTTACTTGGCCAGCCGGTGAGATCCAACGCCACCTTGGCCCAACCGGTGAATTTGTAGGCGTTCGGCCTGTGTTGTTGGACGACGCAACCTATTACCGCGACCCAGGCACCAACGTGTCTTTCGGTATCAAGTTCATCAACCAACAACAGTACGACGGTATTGCCGTCAAAACAGTTACTTCCACTTATCCACAGGTTATGTGGATCAACATGGAGTACCCCAACATTCAGATGACTGTTTACCCAAAGCCCACACGGGACTTGGAATGGCACTTTATCAGCGTGCAAGAGTTGGATCAGCCCGCCACCTTGGTGACCGAAATCTTGTTTCCACCTGGCTATTTGCGTGCGTTTACCTACAACTTGGCAATGGAAATTGCACCTGAGTTTGGCGTGGAGCCAAGCCCACAAGTTCAGCGAATTGCGATGACATCCAAGCGCAATTTGAAGCGCATCAACAATCCTGACGATGTGATGTCAATGCCTTACGCCATCGTGGCATCCCGCCAGCGGTTCAACATCTACGCCGGTAATTACTGATGCAAACGCCGATTCTTGGCGCCAGCTATGTCGCGCGCAGCGTCAACGCTGCCGACAACCGCATGGTCAATCTATATCCAGAAACCACACCAGATGGCGGCAAAACTGCGGCTTTTTTGACGCGTTGCCCTGGGCTTCAGTTTTTGCAAACGATTGGCACAGGCCCCATTCGCGGCCTTTGGGCGCATCAAACCAACGGGTCGGACTTCTATGTTGTGTCCGGCTTGGAAGTCTACAAAGTTACTGGCATGACCAACGTGCCAACTTTATTGGGCAACGTGACCGGCACCGGCCCTGTATCGATTGCCGACAACGGCACGCAAATTTTCTTTGCTTGCAATCCTGACGGGTTCATCTACAACGAAGTTACCAATGTGTTCGCTCAAATTACTGACCCAGATTTTCCTGGCGCGGTGACTGTGGGCTACTTAGATGGTTACTTTGTGTTTAACGAGCCTGATAGCCAAAAAGTCTGGGTGACATCCTTGCTGGACGGTTTGTCGGTTGATCCGTTGGATTTTGCCAGCACTGAAGGTTCACCGGACGGCTTGGTGGCCATCAACGTGGACCACCGCGAAGCGTGGATGTTTGGTACTGACTCAATCGAAGTCTGGTACGACGCAGGCTTGGCCGACTTCCCCCTGACTCGTATTCAAGGCGCGTTTAACGAAATTGGCTGTGTGGCCGCGTTCTCAGTGGCCAAGCTAGACAACGGGCTGTTTTGGTTGGGCACTGATGCCCGTGGCCAAGGTATTGTCTACAGAGCCAACGGCTATACGGGCCAACGCGTGTCTACCCATGCCATTGAGTATGCAATTGCTCAATACGGCGACATTTCAGACGCAATAGCGTACACATACCAGCAAGAAGGCCATGCTTTCTATGTCCTGACATTCCCCACCGGCAATGCCACATGGGTTTACGACGTGGCCACCCAAGCCTGGCACGAACGCGCTGGCTGGAATAACGGCTCGTTTACCCGTCATCGGTCAAACTGTCAATGCAACTTTGGTGGCAACACCATTGTGGGGGACTTTGAAAACGGCAACATTTACAAGATGACCTTGGATGTTTACGCCGACAATGGCGACGTTCAAAAATGGTTGCGTTCATGGCGCGCGCTTCCCAGCGGTCAAAACAATCTCAAACGAACCGCGCATCACAGTTTGCAATTAGATTGCGAATCTGGAACCGGTTTGGCCACTGGTCAAGGCGATGACCCGCAAGTCATGCTTCGTTGGTCGGATGACGGAGGCCATACTTGGAGCAATGAACATTGGGCGCCGATGGGTAAGATCGGCGCGTACTACCAGCGCGTCTTTTGGCGGCGGTTGGGCATGACGCTCAAGTTGCGGGACAGGGTTTACGAAGTATCCGGTACTGATCCAGTCAAAGTTGCCATCATGGGCGCTGAATTGATTCTGAGCCCAACCAATGCCTGATCAACTCAACATAACGAATTTACCTTCTGCAAGGGTCGAATTTATTGACCCTCGCACAGGATTAATGTCGCGTGAGTGGTATCGGTTTTTTCTGAACTTATTTAACTTGACTGGCGGCGGCAACAACCAGACGTCTTTGGATGATTTGCAACTTGCACCGCCTTTTACGCCGACCACTGGCACCGGTACGGTCACTAGCGTATCCACTACAGGCACCGTTAACGGAATAACCTTAACAGGTGGCCCAATTACGACTTCTGGCACGATTACGTTGGGCGGCACACTAAGTAACGTGAGCTTGGCTACCCAAGTCACTGGCAATCTACCGGTCACCAATCTGAACAGCGGCACCAGCGCGTCAGCCACAACCTACTGGCGGGGCGACGGTACGTGGGCTACGGTAATATCAGGCGCGGCGCTCAGTAACGACACGACCACAGCAACCAACGTTTACCCGTTGTTTGCGGCAGCAACAACAGGTACGCCAACCACAATCTATACTAGTAACGCTAACTTGCTTTACAAGCCGTCTACAGGCGAATTTCTGGCGCAACAATTTAACGCGGGCAACGGAATTTACGTTAACAACAAAACCGTTTCAACGAGTTACACTATAGCTACTGGAAATTCAGGCATGTCGGCTGGGCCGATCACCATAGCTAGCGGTCAGACAGTGACGGTTTCGTCAGACTCCCGCTGGGTCATTCTGTAAAAAGGTGCTTCAATGACTGTAACCGCCAAAAATCTAGTTCCAGCAAAAACCGTTGAGGCAACTCAGACAACGCAATATATCGCCAATGGTGTGACCACGATCATCGACAAATTTACTGCTACCAACTACAGCGGCTCGGCAGCTACGATCAGCGTCAACTTGGTAACCGCCACCGGCACGGCCAGCAATGACAATTTGATCGTTAAGAACAAATCCTTGGCTGCATCCGAAACGTATATTTTTCCTGAGCTTGTTGGCCACATCTTGCCATCTGGCGGGTTTATCTCGACAATTGCAGGAACAGCCAGCGCCATCAACATGCGCGTCAGCGGAAGGGAAATTTCGTGAATTTTATTGAACCTGAAGTCAAACATCATTTTGGCGGCGGCGTGTACGCTAAAGAAGCAGTTATCCCTGCCAATAAATGGCTGGTACAGCATACGCACAAGCATGACCACTTATCGGTGTTGGCCCAAGGCTCAGTTGAATTGGTTGTTGATGGCAAAAAATCGGTAGTACACGCGCCAGCGTGCATGACAATTAAAGCGGGCAAACACCACGGTGTTCGGTCATTGACTGATGTCGTGTGGTACTGCATCCATGCAACTGATTGCGTTGATGAAAATGAAGTTGACGATGTAATTGTCGGGCCTGTTGACATGCAACAAGTCCACACTATTGCTCAATGTTTGAGCGAAGGAGTTTGATATGGAATGGATGACAGGTGCTGCAATTTTAGGCAGCTCACTTATTGGCGCAAACGCTGCAAATAGAGCCGGAAATCAACAAGCGGCAGCGTCTGACCGTGCGGCAGAATTGCAATACCAGCAATACCAAGATACGGTCAAAAGACAAAAGCCGTTCTATGACGTTGGTGTCAATGCGTTGCCAGAACTGGTAAACGCATCCAAGTACACAAATTTTGGCATGGATCAATTTAAAGCTGACCCAGGCTATGCTTTTCGTTTGAGCGAAGGCCAAAAAGCTTTGGAACGATCTGCTGCGGCTCGCGGCGGTTTGCTGTCTGGCGGTACGGGTAAAGCCCTTGAGCGGTTTGGCCAAGACTACGGCTCACAAGAATACACCAATGCGTTTAACCGCTACCAAGCCGAACGCCAAGCCCGCCTTGGCCCTTTGCAATCATTGACTGGCATGGGTCAAACCACCGCGCAACAACTTAGCACCGCTGGCCAAAACATGGCGACTAACGTCGGCAACGACATTACCAACAGCGCAGCCGCACGGGCGTCTGGCTATGTCGGCAGCGCAAATGCTTTGTCTGGCGGTTTGGGGCAATACCTGAATTACACAAGCAATCAGAATCTAGTGAATGCATTGGCTAACCGACCCACAGCGTAAGGAATAAAAAAATGGCTGTTGATCCTAGAATTGCGCTCGGTGTTCAACCGATTCAAATCGATAATCCTTTGGCGCAATATGGCCAAGTGCAAAACATTTTGGCCGCACAAGCCCAGAGACAAGCCGCAGGTACTCAGCAACAAGTGGCGCAGTTAAGTCTTGCACAATTGCAACGCAGCGCTGGCTATGTAGACAAAATGCAAAAAGTCATTGCTGACAATGGTGGCCCATTGGACATAAACCAAGCAGCCAAAATGATGGCTACGCATCCTGACCCTAATATAGCGATGCACGGCATAGAGCTTATGAAAGCTCTTCAAGACAAAAAAATGTACCAAGATTGGATACGGCAACAAAACCCTAGCGCGGTAACTGCACCGGTTACCCCGCCAGTCGCCGCCGTACCAACAGCGGCAAACACATTCGGTATAAACAACATGGGTGGCATGTCACCCACCAATTTCACTGATCAAACTGCTATGGCAGGCAATCAACCATCGTTTGCATCAGCTACGCCCGTTGCGCCGCAAACACCCACAGCAGCCATGACAGCCGCAGCGCCAATAACAAATGCTTTGGCTCCTGCTGCGCCTGCACCAGTTAACGCTATGGCACAAACGCCAGGCGCGGCACAAATCGAACAACTTAAGAAACAAATAACTGAACTTTCTTTAATGGACTACCCTGGTGCAGCTAAAGATTTGGCGAGAAAAGAAGCTGAACTTAAAACTTTGATGACGCCTCACGTTGTTGCCCCAAGCGGCACACTTACAAGTGCGGCAGGCGAAGTTTTGTATAAAGCTCCTGCGGCACCTACTAATTTGGCCAAGATGCAATCTGAATTGGATGCACTGCCGCCTAACGATCCTCGTCGTGCCCAATATGTAGGCATGATTCAAAAGGAAACACAATTTGCGCCATCTCATTTGGCTCAGTTGATTAAAGAACGTGACGCGCTGCAACCTGGCGATCCAAATCGTAAGGTTTACGATACCGAAATTAGCAAGACACAAAACGAGCTTAATAATCAAAAAGCGCATCTTAAGCTTGCTCAAGATAAGTACAGTCAAGATTATGCTCAAGGTACTTTTAAGCCTGAAACAATTGACATGATGGCAAACTTGCTTATCCAAACCGGCAATATACCGCCATTAGGTTCAGGCAAAAAAGCGGCGGATGCAAGAGCGCAGATTATGAACCGCGCCCAAGAAATAAGCACTGGTACCGGCGCAACTCCAGCGCAAGCGGCTACAACTATGGCGGGTAACAAAGGCGAATACGTAGGAACAATTTCTGGCCAACGTGCAGTGGGTACTCAGATTGCTAACGTACAAGTAGCGGCAAATGAAGCTACTAAGATGATTAACGTAGCCAAGCCGTATGTGGAAAAAGTTGACCCATCTGATTACCCAACGCTTAACAGCATTGGTAACTTTGTGGCCAGAAAAACTGGTGACCCAAACATCACAGGTTTAGCCACATCGCTTAACGGTTTGGTCAATACATACGCGCGCGCCATCAACCCCAAAGGTGTGGCCACTGTATCCGACAAAAACCACGCCCGCGAAATTCTCAACGACGCCATGTCTAAAGGCCAACTTAACGAAGCCTTTACCGTCATGCAACAAGAGATGGCAGCCGCGCTTGCATCAGGGCCGGAAACTAAGGCCGCGATGCGCGGCGGCAACGCACCGGCGGCAACACCAGCGCCTGCTGGCGCAGTTGATACTAACAACAAATGGTTGAAATAACATGGCAGATCCCGCAACAATTCTGAACGATCCAGATTTCGTCAGCGCAAATGCGGCGACGAAGCAGGCCATTTTTACCAAACACGTTGCCAACGATCCAGATTTTAAAAACGCCAATTCAGATACCCAACAGGCTATCAAAGCACGGTTTGGATTTGAAGTTGCGCCTGCGGCGTCCAGTGGCATTCCTGGCCCCCGCGCAGAAAAACCTGGTTTCTTTTCTCGGGCTGGCGCTGGCATGGCGTCGCTTGCGGACACAACAATTGGCAGTGTTTTGCCTTTGGCTGGTCAAGTAGTTCAAGCAGGCGCGCGACCATTCACTTCACCCCAACAGGCAGAACAAATTGGCGGCGCGGTGTCTTCTGCGCTGGATAAACCTTTTGGTAAAGCGTTTGGTGTTACTGACAATCCAGCTTATAAAGCTGAAGCCAGTCAACAAATAATGAATTTCATTGGCGCAAACATCAACAAAGGCGCTGATTGGATTTCCAAACAAACTGGGTTGCCAGTTGAAGATGTGCGTAACATGATTGGCACTTCCACTTTGGCTGTGCCCAAAGTAGTGTCAGTCGCCGCACCCGTGGTTAAGTCCGCCGCGATTGACACCGCTACGGCCATTCGTCAATCGCCTGTGGGCCAAATGATTGAGCAACCCATTCAAGCGCGTAACGCTCGGGTTGCTCAAGAACGCTCACTTCAAAGTTACCAAAACGCACCGCGCATTGACGCAGCCAAAGACGCGTTGGACTTGGGCGTTGCGCTTAACCCTGCAACTTCTAACCCAACGCCGACCAACAAATTGCGCGCGGCTGTTGTGGGCTCAGACACGTTAGATACCAAACTGGCGCAGTATAACCAAGGTAAGTTCACCGAAGCAGCCAAAACTGATTTGGGACTTGCGCCAACAGATACTTTGAACTCCAAAGCATTTGAAAAATCTCGCGCGCGTTCAGAAGTGAGCGGCCCATACGACGCAGTGCGCGGCATGACCTCGCTTGAGCCAACTGCCGACACAATGAGCCAGTTGGAAAGTATGCGCGTGCAACCTTTGGTTGGCGACACTGGTCAAGCCGCTGCGGCCAACTCATTGTTGGACGCTGTTAAAGAAC